AAAATAGGTCCAGAGCCAACGGCCTCGACAGAATTTCCAACATCCAAATCAGAGTTGGCGTCACCATCATCCACAATTTTAACCGAAGGTCAAAAAGTAGGTTGGGACAAGGACGTTGGGCTTGGTGAAATTGTGGATGATGGTGACGCCAACTCTGATTTGGATGTTGGAAATTCTGTCGAGGCCGTTGGCTCTGGACCTATTTTGGCAAAAATCCAACTAGGTAGATTCTAAATCTAAGGAGGGAAAGTGCCTCCTCAGGATTTCCGAGATTTAACATGTGGACTTCTGGAAACCGCCACTTGTGTTTTTGGTGAGGATGTCTTTTATCTGCCAAAATCATCTAATTCAAAATTTCCAATCAGGGGCATTTTTGATGAGGTTTTTGAACAGGTAGATGCTGACACAGAGACTGTCATCGCATCAACTCAACCAATACTTGGTGTGAAATTAGCAGATCTTCCAAAAAATAAAGTTTTCAAAGGCGATTGTTTTCTAATTAGAAAAATCCGCTATGTAGTGAAGGACTCACAAGAGGATGGCCAAGGTGGGTCCAGTATTTTTCTCCACAAGGTAGGTGGCCAATGAGTTCACGCAGAGCCCTCATCACAAAAAATTTCATTAGCACTCTGAAAAATAAAACAGACGCAAAAGATAGGGTTTTTCCTAATGCCACAGTACCTGCCTGGATGGAAGAGCTCCCTGTGATATTGGTTTACCCACGGGATGAGTCATCGGAGCTATTCTCACAATCCCCACTGGAATTAAAACGTGTTGTCACCTTTGGCATTGAAGTCCTTGCAAAAGGAACTGAGGAGCCTTTTGATAAGGCACCAAAGGAACCTGGGCCCACAGTCACACAAGTTTTGGACAAATTAGCAAGGCAAATTGAATGCGCCTTACATGCAAATATAACCTTAGGTGTAGCCATTATAGATGGAAAAAAAGATAGAGCTGTGGCGGATGACATGATTTTAAGCTCCACAGAATTTGAATTCAGAGATGATGGGAGTGAGCCAATCGGCGCAGCACGTCTAAACTATTTGGTCACCTACTATGAGAGAGCACCGGAAACAATTGACAAACAAAGTGGTATCACGGACCTTAATAAAATAAATGCTGATTGGCATATTGGACATCACAATGAGGATCCAGATTTAACACAAACTGAGGCACAGGATGAGGTTGTCATCCCTCAGACTTGAATGTAGGATTAATCAATGAATGAAGTAAAGAGCACAATGAGAGTCATCCTCAATCCTGAGAAATACAAACTAAAAAAGGGTGAAAGATCCCCAATCGGTTTTCCAGGGACACGTGATAGAATGGTCCATGGCAGAGTCTATACAGTTAAAAAAGTTGCATATTGGTGGCGTAGATTAGGTGACAAGGATATTCTTTTAGAGACCAAAAAAGGTAAAAAAACAGTTTCAAGCCCCTCCAAAAAGAATAAAAAAGGGCAGAGTGAAAACTCAAATACAGAGGAGAGTTAAAAATGGGAGTCACATTTAATGAAATCCCCTTGGGCACAAAGGTCCCTTTTGTTTTTGTAGAATTTGACACCTCAAAAGCCCAGCAAGGAGCCTCAATTCAGGAGTATTTTTCTCTATTGATTGGCCAAAAACTTTCAACTGGGACTGCCACTGTAAATGAATTAATCAGAATATCCTCAGACTCCCAGGCTAGAAAATTATTTGGAGCTGGGTCAATGCTTTTTCATATGGCCAAAGCATATTTGGCTGAAAATAAAATCAATGCTCTCACTTGTGTTTGTTTGGATGATGATGGGGCCGGAGTAAAAGCAGCCGGTAACATTCAATTTGGTGGAGCCGGAATTAAGGCCGGGACAGTTTCTACTATGTTGGGAGGCCGGAGATATAGAGCCGGACATGCTGAGGATGAAACTCCTGCAGATGCGGTTATTGCATTGGTCCCGATAATTAATGCGGACATTGACAGACATTTTGATGCTTCAATTAATGGTGGTGACCCTGCTAAAATGGATTTGGAATATAGGCACAAAGGCCTGGTAGGAAATGAAGTTGATATAAGATTGAATTTTTTCAGTGATGAGGCTCTTCCAGAAAATATGACTGCAGTGCCAACACAACCCACAGGCGGGACGTCCAACCCAGACATTTCTACTGTCATCGCTGCAATTGCAGATGAGCAGTTTCACACTATTGCAATGCCTTATAGTGATAGTGCAAATCTATCGGCACTTCAAACTGAGTTAGAGGACAGATTTGGACCATCAAATCCAATAGACGGACACGGATTTTATCCTCGTAGAGAGAATTTTGGAAGTCACATCAGTTTCCTTGACACTAGAAACACCGCTCAAGAAACGGTCATCGATGTGGCCGGTCCAACTTCTGGATTTGAATGGGTTGCAAATGAGTCTGCAGTGGTGGCCAGAGAGGGACAAAAAGCCCCAGCGCGTCCATTCCAAACTGTAGAATTGACACAAATTCTCCCTCCTGCAAAATCAGAATTATTTGAGAACGGTGAGAGAGACCAAATACTTAAAGCCGGTGGTTCAACATATAGAGTGGATAGTGGTGGAAATGTTTTAATTGAGAGACTCCGAACTACAAAAATTGAGGATTCCCTTGGTTCGCCAGATGAATCATTAGCAGATCTTAATCCAAAATTGATTCTAAGTTTTCTCCGGTTTGATTTCCGGAATTTATTTTTGAGAAAATACCCCAGACACCAATTGGCGGATGATGGTACCCGATTTGCCGAAGGGATTAAAATTATCACTCCAAAAACCGGTAAGGCCGAAGCTGTCCAACTTTTTGAGCAGTGGGAGGAGCTTGGACTTGTCGAGGGGGCTGACCAATTTGAAAATGACTTGATTGTAGAGAGAAATCCACAAGACCCCACAAGGTTGGATTTTCTCCTATCACCAGATTTGGTGAATCAACTCAGAATTGTGGGCACACAAATAGCATTCCTACTTTAAGGGGGATTGAGCAATGGAAAGACGTGTCGGTGGAATTATATTTGTCAAAATAGATGGTGATCTAAAACAGGCAAAAGGTGAATTTACTTATAATCTTGGCAAACCCAAAAGAGAAATGGTTGTTGGGGTTGATTCTGTCCATGGTTATACTGAAAAGCCTCAACCTGGAATGTTGGAAGGCGCTATTACTGATAGTAGAGACCTATCACTTGCTGAAATTGTGGGCATAAAGGATGCTACAGTCACCTGTGAATTAGCCAACGGCAAGGTTATAGTGTTCCGTGAATCTACCTACACGGCTGATGGAAATACAACCACAAATGAAGGTGAAATAGAATTCAAAATTGAATCCATCACTGCAAAGGAAATCAGGAGCGCATAAAGTTTTCATAGAAACGGCCAGCCCTGTGAGGATACGGGGCTTTTATTCGGAGGGAGCCAGTCCAGTATTTGAGGCAGCGGCTAAATTCAATGTGGGAGCAATAGCCTCCAAAATTTGATTAGCTTTAAAACCTGCCTGAGCCAAAAAACCCATAGCATCTGCCACCTCCGATGCACTAAAAGCAGTGGTGGCGCCCAACATTTTGGCCTTTTCCTCTAATTTAGTAAAAGCAGGGTCAACTACTCCACCAATAATGGTTCGAGTGAGCGCACCAACCCTATTCATTGAGGATTTAAATAGTACAGCGGTCCTTACAATGGCCACACCGGCCAAACCAATTGGGGCTGTGAGCTTGGTGCTCATTGATTTCCCAACTCTAACCATTCCCTTTCCAAATTTATTGAGAGCTCTACCGGCGGCTAAAGTTTTTCTTTGTAAAATTGCAAAGGCAGCTGCGCCACGTTTGACGGCCCTAGACATTTTAGGGAAACGACTATTGATACGGTCAAGAGTCTTCCCAACCCTATCAACGGCCCTTAAAACAAAAGTAAATTTGAATTCACTTGCCACGGGTGGTCCCTATTTCATGAGCCCTATCATACCAAAAATCTATTTCCTCATCAGTGAGATTATAGAGCTCTGAGGGCGGCCACCCAAAAACCTGGGCTATGACAACTAGGCACCTTTCCCAGTCTTTTGTTGTTCGGGCAAAAAAGAGTCTATTAATTCACCTATTCCCACTACATCCTCACCATCTAATTCATCAAAAAATGGAGCTGGGATGTCACTAAGCCTAGAGGCCATTTTCATAGTCTCCTCAATTGGATAGTCTCCTTGTTTTATTTTTTTAAGGTCTTTTCCTTTGGGCCTGCGAAATTCAATTTCAGTGACCTCACCCTCATCATCATCCCCTACAAAT